GGACACGTAATAGCATTTTGCACAAATTTTTTCCCCCAACTGCATATATTTTTGTGCAATCTGCTAGTGCCCACAAATAACAGTACCCATCCCCCTGCAGGGTAGGGGAATGGGTATGATCTAGTAATGATTATGAAATATAAACGCTATTACACAAACAAAGAACACATGGTAAACGTCGGAATCTGAAGGGCGATCTGTGTTACTCCTGTCAAATTGACATATGCACCCGTGTCAGGCAGTGTAACGTTATGAATGGAGAGGTCCGTTCCTTTGACCATCAACTGACAGTTGATCTTGTGGAATCCTCCATCACCCACGACATACCCTGTTGTCATAGCTTGGCAAGCCATAGCGATATCATACGGGCGTCCGTATTTTGTCGATAGTGTGCCGATACTATACGTTGTGTCTCCCTTAATTGTCTGGGATGCACAAGTAACGGTCAGTCTCTGGTCGTCTGCTTTTGCCAGTGTCCAGGTGCTTGCATAAATGCACTCAGAAAATCCGCCCCAGGAATATTTTGTTGCAATGCCAGAGGGTGCCAGTTCAATGCTGTTGTACGCAAATTGGGCGGTATAGGCACCCGTTTTAATGACGCTGACAATAGCACCCGCAAGCAACTGATACCCTGCATCATTGGGGTGAATGTGGTCAGACGAAAACAGTGTATAATTGTGCATGATCTGCTCACATCCCGGCAGGTATGCGCAGTTGCTTTCACCGCATGCCGCATATGCGGGCATCACGTTATTGGCAATGTTGGCCCTGACCTGCCTGTCCGGGCTCCATGCAATCATACCAACATGCACAACCGCATTAGGGAAATTTGTTTTGCAGAGCCCTGCAAAAGAAGCGATGTCTGCCGTGATTGTGTTGCCGGTGTAGTTGTTATCATTGTACCCGCCGAAAACATAAATATCGGTGATTTCAGCCGGGGCCGGGATTGTGGGTAATACGGACGTTACAAGATCGGCAAATTTGTAGCCAGCCCTAGAAAAACCATATCCACCTTGGCATGCTTTGTAATATTCACCGGATGCAAGGCCCAGAATTTGCGGGACTTTTTGAGCCCATCCCATGCCAGGACTTACACCGGCCCCCTCTCCCATTGAATAGCTGTCACCGACAAATAGGTACTTTTTCGGGCGGGCGATGCTATGCAGGCCGTCAATCTCGTTTTGGAGCTTTTTGTCCGCCTGCTCGCGGGCGGTCTGCTCTGCTGTGATAGCCTGCTTGCGGGCGTTCTGCTCTGCCGTAATAGCCTGCTCGCGGGCGTTCTGCTCTGCTGTGATGGCCTGCTGCAGCTGTGTATCTGCATGCTCACGGGCAGTAATTTCATCAGCGATCTGCTGTCTTGCGGTGGTGTCCTTAACATGGTATGGGACCGCGTCAATGTTCATTTTATCGAAATCTGCCATGGTTAACCTCCTTACTTAGAAGAAGCTGTGGCGTGTGTTGCGGTCGCAATTGTAATGGTTTCCGTTGCGGCGGTGTATGTCACAGTTACGCGGGAAAGCTTTTCGACCTCCTTAACTTTTTTCAGTGCCTCATTTGCCGTGGTTGCTGCATTATTGGCTGCGGTGTTGGCGCTCTGCGCGTTGCTGCGGGCAGTGGGGTCTTTAACGGTAATATCCTGGCCGCCCAGGTTGAAAACAGCTACATCAGGCATAATAATTTACCTCCCTGTAATGGTAATGGTCTGGTTCGTTGGGTTGTACACATGCACGTCACCGCCGTATATGGTGCTTGCCTCACTGGGCGGGAATCCCATGTTAATACTAGTATCGCTTGCCCGATACCACGCGGTGGGCGTGGTGAACAGTCTAGAAATAAGGTCAACCACGGAAACTTCCACGCAATTTGTGCCGATCACCACAAGTGACGTTTTGGGGATAACCTTGGGGTTTGTGCAAAGGATATCACCAACAAAAAACACACTGTTTGCGGGTAATTGTTCGGTGGCAGCCTGTCCGTTTTCCTGCTGCGGGGCTGCCGTAATAGCATTTTTGAGCGGGTCGATAAAATTTTGCAAAGTAAAGACGGGGGTCCAGTAATCAGTATTTGTGATCTGCACCCCCTGGGGGACGGGCTGAACAGAAAGATATGCAGTGCCGTCCTGCGGGTCCAGAACCAGGGTATTTTGCGCGTACTGGCTGGTGATGTCCCACTTAATGGGATCTGCGTACTTGATTGTATTGAGGCTGACAAAATTTGCAAGCCGCCGGTCGATTTCGGCGAGTTCCTTAATAATCCAGTCAAGGTTAAGGTCGTGGAAATTGGTGTATGGTGCCTCATGAATCGGTTGAATACTCATGTTTGTCATCTCCTTAATATACCAGCAGGCAAAAGTTTGCCTGAATATCTGCAACGATCTTATTCACCGCGTTTTTGGCGGCAAGGGTCAGCTCCTTGGCAATCAGGTCTTGCGGGTCTTTGCCCGCCCGGCCCTTTTCGGTCACAGTGTCTTTGTATCCATCCTCGGCCTCTGTCGTGCTGGTATTGGTAGTTGTTTGGTCATCGGTGGTTGTGTCGGTGCCGGTGCTGGTAATGGTGTTACCGGTGCCAAGGGTGGTAGTACTCTTTTCAGCCGGTACCATGGTCCCACTATCAAAACCCGTTACATCCCTTGTAGTGCTGTCACTGCCATTGTTTTTGCCGGTGGTGGTAAGGTCAGGGGTTCTTTTTGTGGTGCCTGTCACCAAGTTCATGCTGCTATTGGTGCCGGAATTGGTGCCGTGGTGATCTGTGGTGCGGGTGCGATCATCGGAGGCCAGCACGTCATAATCAAGGCCCAGGGCTGCCGCGTACCGGGTCCAGCTGGGCAGCATAGTTTCGGAAAACACACCCAGGGCCCTTTGCATCGTGGGGCCATCGGCATACAGCACCTCAAGCTCCAGCGTATCAAAAAGCAGCTGATTGCATACCGCTTCTTTCGATACGCTGTCAGGCACTTTCAAATCGTTGAATAATTCGGGGTATCCTGCCAGTAACCCGTTAAAGCTTAGTGTTGCGTGCATTGCTGTTCACCTCCTGTTCGCCGGTGTCGGGTGGGAATCTCCAATCAACCCACAACTGCGATCTGTCAATCCCAAAAAGTTTGTGGACCCTCTCGCAACTGCGCTGCAGGCTGTCCAGCCACAGCGACGCTTTTGCCGCCGTTTCGACGTTGTTGGAATTGACCTCATCTGTTAGCATACGCTCTTTTTTGCTTGTGTTGGTGTTTGGGATGCCTACTTCGGTATCAAAAAGCGCTTTGATTGTTTTAAGCGCGGTCAACAGCTCGTTGGTGATAAAATTGCCTTTGAGGTCCGCCGAAAAGTACATCCAGGGGGATTGACCGGCGGCCCCAGTCTTGGACGCTTTAAGCAAAGAGGCATCGACGAAAACAGCGGGGTCCCCCTGCATGATCTGGTCGAACATTTTCTTAAAAGATTCTGCGCCCGCCTTGTTACCGGCCGCGAACACATACGCCAAACGGCTATTGATCAAATTGCTCTGGATGGTCTGGGCGGCAAGTGCCATCAGGTCCCCATAATATGCCACAATATCCACCATGCCCCTGTAGTCAGGCTGCAGGTTGATGATCTCGCACTGCCGCCCGATCTGCAAATATGGGGCCCCCTTAATAAAAGGATTTGCAACGATGGAATGCGTCGGATTGTAAAAGATATTGATACCGGTCAGCCCCATGCGATCATATACCAGGCCGTACCGGTCGGTATCAAATACCGTCACACCGCCGGACCCGAATACCAGGTATTGTAAGCGGTTACTGGGCCAGGTTTCGGGCAGTGTCCACCGGACCATAGACACGGCCTCCAAAAACAGATATTTGCGAAAATAGTAAGACAGATTGTTGCCCTTAGTGTGCATGACGGATGGTGTTACCGGTGATACATGGGCATTGATCTGCTCGTAACTGTAGGGTGCACTCACAGCAGCTTGCCTCCCTTTGCAATTTTAAACAGCAGCCACACCGGTACCTTACCGGTGGGCCACGGGCCAGGCCCAGGACCCGGCCCAGGCTCTCCGCCTGCGTCCCATTCCACTTCCCAGGTTCCCACCTGGTTCGGAATTCCCAGAATAGCGGAGGGGTCGGTTCTGTTGGCGGTGCCATAGCCGCCTACCCAGTATTCCCAATGCGTGTGAATGCCGCTTGCGTTGCCGGTCTGGCCTTGCTGCCCAATAAATTGGCCGCGCGTGATCGTCTCGCCAACGCTGTGAATCTGCTTGGCAAAATGAGCTGCCAGCCAGTAGCTGTTATCGCTCATCTTAACTACGATATAGTTGCCCCAGGAATCGTTGCCGGTCGTGCCGCCTTGCCACTTATGGGCCGTGACGATTGTACCGGCCATTGGTGCGTATGCCTTGTGATCTTTGTGCACCGTGTCAATGCCGCCATGGGGGCTGCCGTCAGAGTATGCGGGATATGCTGCAGATACTCTAATGGGTGACACTCCTGTGATACATTGCTTATAGATTGCCATTGTTTGCACACCTCCTATTCCAGAAAAAATCCGTTGCGCATAAAACTTTTAACGCTGTCGATCTCGGCGGCTGTTGCTGCCAGGGCTATGCTGGGGTCATCAACCATGATAAACCCAGGGATGGTGGACAGCTGCACCCGCTGGCACAGGGGCCTGCCGTGATCGTCGTTATTGTCGTCCACGATCTCATAAAATGCACCGGTCAAATATGGGGTAATACCGTATTTTGCGACGCTGGCCCCTCCGCCTTTTGACTGGCTGGTGACGGTGGTTTGCTGGGCACCGGATGCAATGCCGTTGACGATGTCACCATTGCCAAAAAAGGATGCAATGCCACCCGCCACAGCCCCGACCGCCGTTTGAATCAGGCCGCTAACGCTGGCAAGCTCATTGACGTTGGTGGCGATCTGCGCCAGCTGCACCGGCACTGCCACGTTGCTGGAGGTGGAAAAGACGATGGTACTAAAATCTTGCTTAAACGACGCATCCAGGACAGCGTCCCCGGTGCGGTAGTCGACCGTCAACCGGCAGTGCAATGTGCTTTGCCGCACAAACAAGTTAGCGTTTAACTTGATCTCGCCAAATGGCGGACAGTATAGCGTGTACTCCGAATACGGGGCCCCGTCTGTATAAGCGCCTCTTGTGCTAAGCTGCGGGTGGTGCGGGGTGACAATACTAAATGTAAATACCTGCTTGTCGTTGCTGTTTTGTATAACATAAGCGTTCCCGACATTCTGCAGTTTCCACCAGCCGACTGGAATTTCCGTAATCGGCGAATTGATACCGGCATTTCCGCAAGGAATCCAGAAGGCTTTCGAAATGTACTGAATCGGATTAAACAGCGCTTTTGTTAAGTTGCTGCTGATCTCCTCCGAACTAATATTAAGATAGTCGATATTCTGCAGGAGAGCGGCCATGAGCTTTTGAAATGCGGTACCGCTCATTGCTAAATAAATGGCACCGCCAAAAGACACATATCCAGGGGCGTTGACCACCACAACAAAAAAACCAATATTGCCCTCCGGGTCATCGGTAAACGGCGTGGTGCTTGCCCGAACGGTCTTTGTGGTGATAGGCGCTTTTGTTGGGTACAAACTATCTATAATATTACCGTCATACTTGGCGGACGATCTTACCACATACTCTGTAGCGCTGCTGATCTGATCCCGGTAACTGGCCAGGGTGTCAACGGTCAAGGATGCAATCCAGCGCGCGTCCGAATATGTCCAGTTTTTGACCCAATAATATCGGCCAAAAATGGGGATATTGCAATAATTGTACCCGGTGGGGTTGCTCTCTGTAGCAATCTTAATTTCAGGGTCGATGATGGTACACGGGGATTTTAAGTTGATCTCAAACGTTCGCCCGCCGGTGGGCAGCTTGGTACTGTTTGAGCGCTTGGTGATCTGGTAAAATACTGCTTGCATGCTACGCACCTCCTTATAAAATAACCGGCGGGCAATGCCCGCCGGTGCCGGTCAGGACTTAGAGGGGTCAGCGTCCTTGTGCATGGTAGTTTTGAGGGTGGTGGCTTTGGCTGCGCGGCCCTCGCTGGGCGCGGTCACGTCGCCCGCCGTCATCAAAAACAGGACGGCATTTTCGGTAAAATCATCGTACCAGCTCCAGCCGTAATGGTACCAGAAATTGGTATACAGGCCGCGCGCGTTCATCGGCGTGGGGACGACGCGGGACAGCCTCGGGGTGTAACCGATTGCATCCCAGTCCAGCAAGCACCCGAACACGTTAGTCAGCTGCACCGCTGCATTTTTGGTTGCCACGCCTGCCGTACTGGTAACAACAGGGGTTGCAGCGATCGTTTCCCGCTCGTCGATATCCTGCCAGAACGTGACCTGCTCCGCGTCACGGTACCGCAACATGTCGTCGTGGAATACCTCCGGGATAACACGGGCGTCAATCTGGCTCTGGGTGCCGCTGTACAAGTACAGGTGCTGGCGATCATACGGAGTATGCCGCATAATGCTGTAAGTCTGGCCGCCGATCTCCCAGTTCTGATGCCAGTTGATCGTGCGTTCTTTCATCAGCCGCGAAATATCGTTAATACGTCCATACGCGTATTTTGCAAAGCCCGGGAAATTGGCCTCCTTGTACACGTCGGCAACCGTCAGTTTGGTACCCTGCTGGGCGTTGTACTCATCCAGCAGGTAAATAACGCTTTTTGGGCTGGTGACGGTCATGCCGGTCAGGTGGTTGGCCATCAGGTTGTTGGCCAGGTTGCGCCGGTCGGCCTCGATCTGGTTGGACAGATGGAGGACAAACGAGGACCAAAACTGTGCCAGCTCTTCCGGGCCCTTAAATGCTGCCTGCATCTGGGTGTCGGCCTGGGTGTATACGCGGCTGTAGTTGGTCTGCCCATAATAATTGGTCTGCAGGACTTTGGGTTTGTGCACCTCGTACATGTCGACGCTTGCGCCATCTTCCAGGGCCCATGCCTTATCGGTCACGGGGTCGGAATCGCAAAAATTGATCTTGCGGACGTGGTTGGTCCAGTCGTCGCCGGTAACCTGCAGGCGCTTCAGGGGTGCGTCATAGGGCCGGACCGCAAAAATAGTGTGGCCCAGCACCTGGCTGATCGCCTTGGTGTAGTTGTCGGTGCCGGTCAGCCATGTGGCCTGCGCGACAGACACAAAACTGGACGTGTCCACGATGGGCGACGTGGGTTCCTGGCCGGTCGCTATCTTATTGATCTCGGTCAAAATTGCGGCGATATCCGCAAAACTCATACCAAGCGGCATATTATTTTACCTCCTGTCCAAAAGTGGGGTCAATAATGCGGGCCGTAACCGTGCTTGCATCGGCTGCGGGCTGCTGCTGGATACCAAGGCCCAGCGCATTGGCCTGCATGGTCTGGGTCATGGTCTGCATTGCCTGGGTGGTGGACTGCTGGCCCTGCAAAATCTGCTGCAGCAAAGCTTCAAGGCCATCATACTGGCCGCTCGGCGGGGTGGGCTGCGGTGCGATCTGCTTGGCGGGCTGGGCCGCCAAGGGCGGGACCTGCTGCGGGATAGCAGGATTCTGCACAGCGGCCGGAGCCGGCTGCGCGGGTTTGTCCATTGCTTCAATCTCGGCCTTGGTGTAGCCGGCCATGGCAAGGGCCGCTTTCTCACTGATTTTCAACTTTGGTCGCCTCCATAATTACATAGGTTTCATGCGCCAGGCATTTGACTACCTGGTCTTTATCGCCCTTGGTGACGGGACCCACGGCACAGCACTGCCGCGTGCGGGCATCGTTGGCCCAGTCACTATAGTAACCGATACCCAGACGGGTGCACAAGTCAGCCAGCAAGTATGCACGCTCGTTGGTAATCGACTGAGCAAAAATAATGTAGCATCCCATGGCGATCACCCTTTTTTGATGTCGTCCAAGGCCACACGCATTTCGGTAATAGCTGCCGTGTTTTCCCTCACGACAGTGTTGCACTGGTACCACATCAGCAAAAATGCCGCGATGGGAAACCCAACGTTCGAAATAGCCTGAATCACAGTGTTAGCATCCATTTTGTGCACCTCCGTAAAAATATGAATAGAATAAAATCCCCGGTTCTCGCGCTGGCTGACGCTTGCCCGCCCCTTCTGGGGGCTGCCTTTGGGCACCGGGGATTAACTTTATTATATTCGATTGTGAGAAAAAAGTCAAGTGGCGCTGCAGTATTCACGGAAAAAAATTTCATCCGAATATCGCTCAAACTCAATTTGCCGCTGCAGATATGCGGGCCAGATATACCCATACGCGGCCCGGAATCGTTTGCGCTCATAGTCGCCGGTGCCGTACATTGGCATTTCGCCGGAGCGGTGCCGACATACATAATAGACGGGTTTGCTTTTATGCTCGTAGATACAGCACCGGCCAATCTGCACAAGGGGGTAATATTCGCGCAAGGGGCGGGACGCCACTAGGCTTTTTTCCTCTGCGCTGTACTGGTTTTCAATCGCGGACCGGTAAAAGTCGGTCCCACGCATTGACCGGTACAGAGCCGTATTTGCTTTTTCCTTGGCGATGGGACTATCCACCAAGTCAATCAGCAAAATGCCCTTGTCTTTTAGCAGCTTGATGCGCTCTTTCTTTCCGATCATCTTTTCCACGGTATCGGTAATATCCCATTGCATATAATAAGGGTTTGCCATGCCCACGGCATTCGACATGCACAGCAGCGTGATGGGTTTTTGTCCTTGCAATTCGCGGTTGCGGTTGACCGTCTCGTATATGTTCGCTAGGCCCACGCCCTCTCCGCGCCGGTAATAGTCGGTTTCCTCTTTTTGGTACTCATCCAGGATTATAATATCGGTGTTAGGGCTCGAAAAGCCACGGGTGCGGGCCATTGTGACAACATTGCCCAGCACCCCAGACATTTGCGCCGGTCGAATAGGTACACCAGTGTCAGTATAGGCCCCGGCATTGCCCACCTCGTACATGCCCGCAATTTTTGACATTTTGAATGGCGCATAGTGTGTATGCAGGTCGTTGTTCAGCGGGGACCATGGCCACATCAACGGAGACGAACAAATCAACTCCGCCTGCTGCGGCGTGCGACGCAAGTACAAAAACTCTTCCTCTTTTTCGTGCACATGCTTGAGGGCTCCGTATGTTTTGCCGGTGCCGCGTCCGCCCCAGATAAAAATGATAGGGGCACCGGTGGATAGAATGCCGTCATCCTCTGAAAAGTTGGGCCAGCCCTCGTCTGTATAAAGCTTAATCATCAAACTACCTCCATGATCTTATACCCCAGTATCTTGGCGTATTCGTCGGTGATGCCAAGAGTGTAAGTATTATCGCAAATACATAGGTTTCTCGTTATGTGGACCGTGTGGCCGTCAACCACAAAGTCTGGCACCTTTGGGCGATCATTATAAATGACCTGGTTACCAGCTGCCAGGCAAAACGTAAAGCCTGGCTTAAAGGCATCAAACCCACCCCAAAGGGCCAATTCTAGCCCACCTTTGCGCTTACTCACTCCGGCTATTGTGGTAGTAATCCTGCCGCCTTTGGTGTAGGTGGTCGCGTATTTTTTGGCACCCCAGGTCATAAACTCTGCATAACTGTGTTCTTGTTCATACACGCCCATATAGTGTGTATGCCCTTTGGGGTCCGTCGCACAAGCACCATTATCTTTAGCCAGCTGCTTCACGGCCCGGTTAAACTCTGTCAAGTCAATGTCGCCCATGTATTTTACACTGTCCGTGTCACAGTACACGCCATTCTTGCCTGCGGCCCACTGGGCGATCTTGAGGCGCTTGCGTGTGTGGGCCGTGGTCCAAACTCCCCATTGATACGGCAAAAACAGGTGAGGGCAGTGATCGTTATAGCTGCCCTCCGGGTCGTCGGTGCACTCACTCCACAGGTTGTCTGGGTCGTCCTCGTCAAAAAGTGTGTCCAGCTGCAGCGGGTCTTGTGCTGTCATGCCGTAATAACTGTTAAGGTCACCTTTGGATTTGACATAGTACAACTCTTGACCGACCACGCCTTTTAAAGATGTCTTGCCAGTGTAGCTCTCTTTGACGCAATCTGTCAAGGGCTTTGGCAGCTTGCCATAGTCGGACGTGTACAAGTCCAGCACATTAAGAGCATCCCAGTCGTACTCCTTGGCGATAATCCTAAAATCAATATCGGTTATGGTGATCTCAAAGTGATCTGCAGACAGTAACCGGCCGTTGTCGTTTACATACCCCTCGCAGTGTCGCACCTTTGCAAGGGGAATGTATGGAAAGCCCCACCACTTATACCGTTGCCGCAATCCTTTGATCTGTAGGCGCATCAAGCATGCCTTGCCGTGCCGCATACATTGCATAAGTCGCTGCACCGTGGCAGGTTCCTGCCTAAAAGGGGTCATCGGAAAATAGCATTCGCACTGCACTGCGGGGTAGGCGCTTGACATGTCGACGGACCCGACGTTCTCAAGATGCAGCCCAACATAATACCGATTTGCATGAGTGTCACCGCCTCGGAATGCCTCGCGCAACATCTGGTATAGTTCCCAGGTCGGCAATAGGCGCTTGACCCGGCTGATACCCCATTTGTACATTGCCTGCCTTGCCATGCGTCGGACGTATCCGGTGCGCGTTAATGGCAGAGTGTACAAATCATCACCGTCGCGCTCCATCTCAATCAGCAGGCACTCCACAATGCACCGCACATCATTGATACAGTACGCCAATTCGGTGGAGGTCAACGGGGTCCAGGGGTACCGGACTTTGGAGTAGTCAAGGGTGCCTGTTAATTTTGCATGAGGTGCCCCAAGCTGTTTGCCCCAAGCGTCAAGGGACAAATTGCTATGCCGCATACTGCACCGGTATTCTATGGCGCGGTTGTCACATTTCAGCACTCGGCGGGGCTTGCTGGCAAACACTTCACCGGGGCCAAAAGTCATGACCCCGGAAAGGTACTGAAACTCATGGGCCAGGTTATGCACATACATGCACAAATACCAGTTGCCTTGTGGGCCACTATTGGCCCACAAGTAATCGCTGATCGTGTCGGTAAAATGCAACCATTCATCCCAAGTACGGCCTATAATGGTAATATCTAGGCCTAGCTGGCATTGCCAGATATACATAATGGTATGGGGGTTTCCGTCCGCATCGGTGCATACTCGGCTGGTTTCAATGTCAAAGGCGCATGGCATATTGACGTATAGGCGCTTTTTGTTCGTTTTGCGCTTTTTCCCCTTGGTGTGCTTGCAGTCCAAGTGCTCCATGAGCCACGGCACAGGGTTGTAATTACAAGCCTCCACCAAAACCTCCGCGCAGGTCGGCAGAGCTGCTGCCGTCGCTATAGTCCCAGTCTTTGCCATAACTGACCTCACCTTGCTGCCATTTAACAAAATCGTCAATGCTGACATTGTAGCCGCCTTTTTCGCGCCAATACATGACGGGCTGATCTGACGGATAATAATACACACCGGAGGCCTTGACGATCTCCCACCATTCTGACAGGGCCGTGTACTGATCTTCGGGGACCTCGGACACGTCAATGCCCCCGACTTTCATCTTTTCCGCAAATTCCTCGCGGGCCCCGCCCACGGTGGACCCTTTGGAGCGGACAAACCGCGCAACGTCGGCAAGGGCTTGTTCAAGCGCTTTGCGATCTCCGCGCATTGCTTTGAGGGTAGGGAAGCCTCCGGCGAATTCCTTGTAAATGTCGCTCGTGCTGCTGATGGGGTCCTTTGACAGTCGCTTGATACGTTTCTGGGCAATGTCACGCAATCGCGTGTATTCCTTGCGCATCTCGCGGTCAGGCCATGATTCTAGGGCATACGGGGTATATAGTTCCGCGTCATATTTAAGTTTTGCGCTTGCTTTGGCTGCACCTACGGCCATGCTTCTCACGTTCCTTTCTAGCCAAAATCATCAGATACCAGTCAAGGGGATCTGTTTCAATGCCAAGATACCGAAACAGGGACCGGGCCCAGTCGGAGCAGAAAAACTTCACGTCCTTTTCAATCACTCCGCTGTATACAATGGCCATTGCAAGGGCCTCTATAGGGTCTTCACTTTCCAGCAGTATGGACCTGTTAATGCTTTTCATGGTGATCTCCTAACAAAAAAGGCCACAGCACTTAGTGCTGTGGCCACCGGTCAAATTAAACCAGGTTCAGGGACAGGACCTGACCCTTCTTGGTGCTGATCAGCACGGGCTTGATCTTCACAGGTTTGGCCCAGGTGTCCGGGGTGCCCAGCAGCGTAAACATGCGTTTGATCGACTGGTAAACACCGACGGACACACACGCGTACGACTGGCCATCCTCCGTGATGAGGACGATACGCGGGGCGATCACCTTGCCCTCCGGTGCATCCTCCTTGCTGACCTCCACGCATTCCACGGACACATGCACCAAGGACAGTACCTCGTTGACGTGCTCTTTCAGCTTGTTGGCGGGGTTGCTTGTCGCGTTATAAAACGCAACTGCTGCAGAGCGGTCAGCAAGGTTCATATCGGTGTACCCAAGGCCGGTATTCATCACATCAGCCACCGTCATAGCGGTACCAGTGTTTTCGGATTTGGTCATTGCTTCAGACATAATACAAAACTCCTTTCATTTGGCCCTGTCATCATCAGTACCGGGCGGGCGGTCCCGGTAGACGGCCCGGAGGGCCGTTTCGACTTATTTGCGGAGATATTCATTTAAGTAAGATTTTACCACGTCCTGAACCTGAGCAGCACCCTGATACCGGAGTTTTCCGGGCAAACTGGTGTCCTTAAATGATTCAAGTAAACCCACTTGTTCGTTGCAATGGGCCAGGGCCTGCTTGTATCCAGCCAACCATGCGCGATCATTAGAGGTTCGATAAGTGTCGTCAGGGTCCTCATATTCGCAGCACGTCACATGGCCGTCGGGGTGAATTTCAACGATGAACTTGTGCATCTCCATGTTGTCACATCTCCTTAAAGTTCCATTCGGCATTCAATGCCTCTTCAAAATCGGGGTTGCTTCCGTTGCATGCTTCGGTGACATAGTCGTCAATGTAGTGGACATCCTCCACCAAGTATGCACCATCAGCATCACGGTCAAGGGACCCTGCATTCAGGTACTCTTCCACAAAATCCAGGCCGGTGCCCTTGTCGTACAAATGGACCTCTGCAGTGTTGCCAAATGCGTCTTTAATAATCATGGTGGTTATCTCCTTTCATCCAAGGGGCTGATCTGGACTGGCCCGGGTCGGGCCATCCGGTGTAGGCCTCTTTCTTGGTACAATTATAGTGTACCACATTCTATAGTACATATGTTGCTATATAACATTGTAACCGTGCAAATATTGCTACATTGACCACTTCCCTTCCCTTCCGGTGCTATAGATATGGGCACTAGCAGATTGCACAAAAATATATGCAGTTGGGGGAAAAAATTTGTGCAAAATGCTATTACGTGTCC